GCTCCCGGTCCCAGCCCTCGGCCTCGGCGTCGGCCGCGTCCCAGCCCTTGGCGACGCCTTCGGGCGGGCGGGCGACCTTGACCGTGCAGCCGATCGCCTCGAGGCGCTGGGCGATGTCGGCGGCGGCCTCGAGGCCCGCGTCGTCCGCGTCCGGCCAGATCACGACGCTGCGGCCGCTGAGCGGGAACCAATCGGCATGTTTCGTCCCCTGCGTCCCGCCGGGCCACGTCACGCAGGCCAGCGGCACCAGGCGCGCGGCGGCGTCGGCGGCCTTCTCGCCCTCGACCAGCAGCACCTGGCCGGCCTTCATGCGCGACCAGTAGAGCGGGCGCGGCCGGTCGAAGGGCACGACGGCCCATGTCTCGCGGCCATCCGCCAAACGAACCCATCGCAGCGTCGGCGTGACCTTCTTCCCGTCGTCAAACTCGACGCGCACGACGTAGCCGATCAGCTCGCCGGCGGCGTCGCGGTAGGGGAACACCATGCTCGGCCGCATGCGCCAGACCCGCTCCTTGCGCGGATTCCAGGCCTCGATCTCGACGCCCGGCCGGAACATCTCATGGCTGTCGGGGATCTCGGCCGGCTCGATACCGGCATAGGGGTCATAGGCGGCCTCGGGCGCCGCGGACGGTGCGGACGCTGCGGACGGCGTCCACTCCCCGTCCAGCAACTTGACGGCGTCCTTGATCGAGACGCCTTCAGTGCGGGCGACGAAGTCGACGACGTCGCCATGTTCCCCGCACCCGTAACAGTGGAAAAACCCCTTCGCCGCGGACACGGTGAAGGAGGGCGTCTTCTCGTCGTGGAAGGGGCACAACCCCTTGAACTCGCCCTTGCCGGCACGGCGCAGGGTCACGCGGCGGGCGATGACGGTGGCGATCGGGTGGCGCTGGGCGAGCGCGTCGAAGTTAATTTCGTGCATTGGTCCTCCGGTGGGCAGGGTGTCCAGGATGCCAAAGCGTTGGGAAAAACGCAAGCCCAGGGTTACACGTTACGGGCCGGTAACTTGCAAGCCATTGAAAACAAACGAAAGTGACGGGTTACGCTTTTTCCCCCCTATACATACATATATAGACACATAGTGTGCGTGCGTAAGACATACACAGACATACACTGTATTATATATATATATATGTTACTTATGTAACTATCTATCTATCTGGAGGGCAAGCCATTGGACGACAACGAAAATCGCCGGTTACGAAATCCAGTAACGAAGCGTAACGGGCGAAACCGCTTGCCGGGCGCCGAGGGCGTTGGCAAAATGCCAAGCATGACCGAACCAACCAACTCGCGCTCTGGTAGCAGGGCGCATCTCTTCCAGAAGGGCAGATCAGGCAACCCGTCCGGCCGGCCCAAGGACGCCTACGGCCTCGGCCAGATGTGCCGCAAGCTCGGCCCCAAGGCGGTCGACGTGCTGACCCAGCTCATGCTGGACGAGGCGCAGGCCGGGAAGGTCCGCGTCGCCGCGGCGCAGGCGCTGCTCGATCGCGGCTTCGGCCGGCCCGTGCAGGGCCATGAGATCTCCGGGCAGGCGGGCGGCGCGATCACCCTCCAGGTCGTGACCGGCGTGCCGCGCGCTCCCGACGATCCCGCATGACGGGCCAGCAGGTCGTCATCGACACGGGCTACCGCCCGCACAAGTTCCAGCGCGAGGCGCACCTGGCGCTCCGGCGGTTCTCGGTGCTGTGCTGCCATCGCCGCTGGGGCAAGACCTACATGGCGGTCAACGTGCTGGTCGACGCCGCCGTGCGCACGCGCAAGGCGAACGCGCGCTTCGGCTACGTCGCCCCGTTCCTGAAGCAGGCCAAGCAGGTCGCGTGGGACTACCTGCGCCGGTTCGCGCTCAAGGTGCCGGGGACCAAGCCCAACGAGAGCGAGCTGGCGATCGACTTCCCGAACGGCGCGCGCATCCGGCTCTACGGCTCGGACAACGGCGAGGCTATGCGCGGGCTGTATTTCGATGGCGTCGTCATCGACGAGGTGGCGGACTGCCGGCCCGAGACGTGGCCCGAGATCATCCGGCCCGCGCTGGCCGACCGCATCGGCTGGGCGGTGTTCATCGGCACGCCCAAGGGCATGAACCAGTTCTACGACCTGTTCGTCGCGGCCCGCGACGGGTTCAAGCGCGACGACGGCGAGCTGGTGCGCGACGCGGACTGGGCGTCGATCATGTTTCGCGCGGACGAGACCGACCTGATCGACGCGCGCGAGCTCGAGGCCTCGCGCACGATCATGTCGGATGCCCAGTACCGGCAGGAGTGGCTCTGCGACTTCTCGGCCGCGTCCGACAACGCGCTTATCACGATCGACCTGGTGTCGGCGGCGGCGCACCGCCGGCCGATCGAACGCGACCTGATCGGGATGCCGCGCATCCTCGGCGTCGACGTCGCCCGCTTCGGCGACGACCGGAGCGTGATCGCCAAGCGGCAGGGGCTGGTCGCGTTCGCGCCGCAGGTGCTGCGCGACGTGGACAACATGACGCTGGCCGGGCTGGTCGCGCGCGAGGCGGTGGCGTGGCAGGCGACGGCGATCTTCATTGACGCGGGCCGCGGCGAAGGCGTGATCGACCGGCTGCGCCAGCTCGGCTTCGACGTGACCGAGGTCAATTTCGGGGCGCGGCCGGCGAACCCGCGCTACGTCAACAAGCGCGCCGAGATGTGGGACGACATGCGGGAATGGCTGGCAGCCGGCGGCTGCATCCCGAACGACCCTGAGCTCAAGACCGACCTGTGCGTGCCGACCTACTCGTTCGATCAGGCCAACCGCTTCAAGCTCGAGACCAAGGACGAAATCAAGGAGCGCGGGCAACGCTCGCCCGACCTTGCCGACGCGCTGGCTCTGACCTTCGCGCACCCCGTCGCGATGACCGAGGTCTACCTGCCGGGCGAGGCGGCTGAGCGCCGCGCGCCGGTCGCCAAGGGCGCCGACTACAACCCGTTCGCGTTGTAGAAAAGCCAACCCTTTGAAGACATTGCGATAATCCCAAGGCGGGGTTATCATCCGGCCATGTGCTCGAGCCCCAAGGCCCCGCCGCCCCCGCCCGTACCCCCGCCGCCGCCCGAGGCGCCGCGCGCCGTGGACGAGGCCGTGATGCGCGCACGCTCCGACGAGCGGCGGCGCCAGCGCGCCATGCAGGGCTACGGCTCGACGATGCTCGGCGGCGCTGCTGCCGCGCCGGCCATGACCGCCGGCAAGACGCTGCTCGGTCAGTGATGGCCACGACGTCCGGCACGCCCAAGCGCCAGTTCGAGCGGCGCCTGTCTGCGTTGCGGGACGAGCGCGCCCAGTGGCTTGCGCACTGGACGGACCTGTCGGAGCTGATCGTGCCTCGCCGCGGGCGCTTCCTGAGAAACCAGTCGGACGACGCGAACAAGGGCGACAAGCGCAACGGCAAGATTATCGACCCGACCGGCACGCTCGCCGCGCGGACGCTGGCCTCCGGCATGATGGCGGGGATCACCTCGCCGGCCCGCCCGTGGTTCAAGTTGCAGACGCCGGACCTCGAGATGATGGACTACGGACCGGTGCGGTCGTGGCTCGACCAGGTGCAGAACCGGCTGATGACCGTGTTCGCGCGGTCGAACCTCTACAACGTCCTGCCCGTCGTCTACGAAGAGCTCGGCGTGTTCGGAACGGGCGCGATGGTCCTCCTCGAGGACGACGAGGATATCATCCGCTGCTACCCGCTGACGGTCGGCGAATACATGGTCGCGAACTCCCCGCGCCTGGTGGTCGACACGCTCTATCGCGAGCTCCAGCTCACGGTCGGCCAGCTCGTCTCCGAGTACGGGCTCGACCGCGTCACGGCCAGCACGCGCCAGATGCACGAGACCGGCGCGGTCGATCGCTGGGTGAACGTCGTGCATGTCATCGAGCCCAACGACCAGCGCCTGGCCAACACGCCGGGGGCGCGCGGCATGCGCTGGCGGTCGGTCCACTACGAGGCCGGGTGCGGCGACGACGAGTATCTGCGGGTCAGCGGTTTCGAGGAGTTCCCGGCGATGGTGCCGCGCTGGCACGTCACCGGCACCGACGTCTACGGTCGCTCGCCCGGCATGGAGGCGCTGCCGGACATTCGCCAGCTCCAGGTGATGGCGAAGCGCAAGGGTCAGGCCATCGACAAGATGGTCAATCCGCCCATGATCGCCCCCAGCTCGCTGCGTCAGCAGGCGGCGTCGATCCTTCCGGGTGCGATCACCTATGTCGACATGGCCGCGGCCTCCGGCGGCCAGCCCGCGTTTCGGCCGGCCTACGAGGTCAACCCGCGCGTCGGCGAGCTGATGGCGGACATTCAGGCCAAGCAGAACGACGTCAAGTCGGCGTTCTACGCGGACCTGTTCCTGATGCTGGCGAACAGCGACCGCCGTCAGATCACCGCGCGCGAGATCGACGAGCGGCATGAAGAGAAACTGCTGATGCTCGGCCCCGTGCTCGAGAGGTTGCACGACGAGCTGCTCGACCCGCTGATCGACCGCACGGTCGCGATCATGGCGCGCGGCCAGCTCCTGCCGCCGGCGCCGCCGGAGCTCCAGGGCGTCGAGCTGCGCGTCGAATACATCTCGATGCTGGCGCAGGCGCAGCGCGCGGTCGGCACGTCGTCGATCCGCGACTACGCCACCTTCGCGATCGGGCTCGCGGGCGCGAACCCCGACGTCCTCGACAAGGTCGACTTCGACAAGGCGGTCGACAACTACGGCATGATGATCGGCGTCCCGTCCGACCTGATTCGCACCGACGATCAGGTGGCCGAGATCCGCGCCCAGAAGGCGCGACAGGCGCAGCAGGCGCAGGCCATGCAGATGACCGCCGCCGCCGCCGACACGGCGCAGACGATGGCGAACACGCCGATCGGCGACCAGAACGGCCTCGAGCGCGTGCTGGCTGGCATGGGTGTTCCCGCATGAGCGCGCCCCGTCCCCGCCCCGCGCCGTTCAACGCCGGCGATCCGGCGGACGTCCGCGACCGCGAGACCGCGGCGCGGCGCGAGCGCAACAAGCAGCTCGACGACCTGCGCGACGTGCTGGCGACGCAGGCCGGTCGCCGCGTGATGTGGCGGCTCCTCGACCACTGCGGCGTGTTCCGCAGCACCTTCACCGGCCACGGCGGCCGGGACGCCTTCAACGAGGGCGCGCGCAACGTCGGGCTGTTCATCCTGACCGAGCTCACCGACGCCGACGCCGACGTGTTCGCCACCATGCTCAAGGAGAGCAAGACGAATGTCTGACCCGACCGCACAGGCTTCATCCGACGCGGGTGCCGGACAGGCTGCGACCGCTCAGGGCACGCAGGGCCGCGACGCGCCTGCTTCTGCCCTGTCGGCCGCTGCTGCTGCCCCATCCACGGCAGACGCTGGAAAACCCGACGCCGCCGACGGCGCCGAGGCCAAGCCCGAGGGCAAGGCCGAGGCGAA